AGATAAAATCGACCTTTCCAAACCCTACAAAATAAATATTGGTGAATTACCCCTTGTATTATGGAAGTCGGCAGATAATAAAATTGCATCCGCTATAAATATTTGCAAACATATGGGTTCCAAATTAGACAACGGGGTTATTACCGAGAATGGATGTTTGAAGTGCCAGTATCACGGATTGGAAAATTCTTATGAGGACCGATTTGGTGAAGTTGTTGAACACGAAGGTAAGATTTTTTGGGCTTATAAACCTATCAAAAAAATGCCATTTAGTGTCCCGTTTTTTAATAATCCTGATTATGAAAAGACCTTTTTGGAAATTACTATGGATGCTTCTTTGACGGATAGTGCGTTTAATACAATGGACTTGCGTCATCCTGAATATGTGCACAATAAACTTTTTGGTTTTGGTAATATTGTACCACCTTCAAATATAAGACAATACAAATATCCTAGTGCTGACCGCATTGGATTAGCATTTGACTACTCTTCAAACAAAGTTATGAGAACAATGAATGACAATGTTAGAATTACCAAAAATTATCATATGTTTGTTTTTCCTACATTTAGCTGGTCAAAAGTGACATTTAATGAGAAAAATTTAATTATCGGTGTGAATTTGTTACCATTAGAAAACAAAAAAACTAAATGGTTTATTACAATATGTCACAATTATTATAAATCTAACCCGGGTAAGGAATTTATGAAATTTATCGCATCTATTATTTTGGGACAAGATTTCGTTCAAATGAAGAATCAACACAAAGACGACAAATTGAAAAAGGCGATGCTGTTTGACCATAAATTCAAGGATGAAGAAGTCATCTTGTGGTTGAAGGATATGTTTGCTTCTTATGAATATCCTAGTGTTGACCAATGCGTCGAAATATATAATGACCATAAAAATGACCTCATTAAAAACAAAAATAAAAATACATAAGATATTCTTTTTGGTTTTATATTAAAAGTTTGTTAATATAAAATATAACGAGGCAATGGATGTCGATAAGTTATTGAAAGCACTAGATAATGAAGAGAATTCTCATCTTTTGGACCTGACAAACGAGAAAATATTAAATATTAAGATTGATATACTTAAAGAACTCGGTTTCTCTCAAGAACAACTTTTGGACATCTTGAAAAAGTTGAGAAATTACAGGTATGTTGATGGAATGAATGAACTCAGTTACGGCGCATTCATTCGATGGATTCCTATTTCTAACCCTGAAAAATTGGAATTAACCAAGGGCGCGATTTTTTGCGAATTTAAAGTTACAGATAAAGGCGTTTTTGTCGTTTGCAAGAATTTTATGCATAAACATCATCAATTCAAATTAGAAGAAAATTTAATATTTCAAAAAATAACGGACCAAGAACATGTACTGCTAAGTGCGTTGGATCATTTAGCAAAGTGAAACTGAACAATTAGAATATAAATAATTCTAATTATAATATACACAATGAAGTTGATTTATAGCATCATTTTTTTGGGGAGCATTATTAACGCTCAAAACTTGATAGGAGGCTGTGCTGGAACTCGTTACGGGTGTTGTGAAGACAGCGTAACAGTAAAAGAAGATTATAATGGCATAAATTGCATTAATCATAGAAAAGAATTCGTGCTTTCGGGTTATTATGGGGGAGACGATGTAGGTTCGACAGATTACTCTGCTGGTAGTGGAGATTCTAGCTATCAAGCAGACAGTTCAGAGAAAACAGATTATGCAAGTGAACCCGATTCAAGTTACAGTGGAACTAATGAGGAAACTGATGCAAACCCTTCAAGGGTTTCTTCTGATACAGATGACTTCAAGGATTTAACAAAGAAGATTGCGCCCACAGTAAAAAAAATAGTTCCAGTAATAAAAAAGATTGTTTCTGAAACTAAAAAAAAAGAAAAACAGCGGCCTAAATCAAAACCAAAGCCAAAGCCAAAAACTATTAAGAAAACGACTCCCAAAAAGAAACCCACCAAGAAACCCACAAAGAAGCCAACTAAGAAACCCTTCAAGAAATTCATAAATAATAAACGCAAACCAACACATTTACGAACAAATTAAAAAGGTGTAAATTAACGATTTTTTCTTGTTTTTTTACTACAGTTGCAATCTTTGAATAATCCAGGAATAAATTTTCCCATTTTAATCATTTCCATCTCTAAACTATTTAATCCTTTTTTTGCAGTTTTAACAAGTTTTCCACTCTTGTAATGTGAAATACTTTTATGACCCTTTCCATTTTTAATTTGAACCCTTCGAACTGTTTTTTTTCCACCGTGTTGATGTTTTTGAACGCTTAAAAAGTGATATTTTTTGTGCATATTATAATATTATTAGATAAAAATATTATTATAAAGTATAATGAATAAAGAATTGCTTGTACATCTATTTCATATAATTCTTGTGGGTGGGTTGTTTTTATATGTTTCACTTAAAAATTCAACAATGCCTGCATTTATGTTTCCATTTTTATTTTTTTTAGGAATTTTTATCATAATTTACCACTCTTATAAATCATATGCTTATTCTCTCGTTAAAAAGAGTTTCAATGTTAATTTATTTCATATTTTTATTGTAGCACCTGTTTTACTTTACATCGGTTACGAACGCCCCGCACCAAATAAATTTGTCTATCAGCTTCTTTTAATGCTAGCATTTTCGGTAATAGGTTATCACGGATATTACATGCTTTTAGATTTCAACAAGGAGTAGTTATCCATTTTTGAGTAACCACCTTTTCAACGCTTTCTAAAGCACCTTGCGTCCAACCTTGATTTTCACTAATCAGTTCTCCAACAATAAGCATTCCTGGCATAGGATGTTGGGCTTCTTTAATAAATTCAGCTCTATTTTTAAAGCCACCTTTTAAAGGAGTATAATAATGGGTTCCTATTGGCCAGTAAAAATCTAACAACGATGTAATTTTAAGAGTATTCTCAGGAATATCGAGAGAAACTTCTAACATCCGACAAAAAAAATCTCTATTTTCGGGTATATTATCTAGGTGTCCTTTTAATTCCGTTGCACCTTCATTATCTGTATAAGCAATCATATATATTCCTTGATTTTCATCATATGGTATAATTCTATGCAAAGGCCCAGGCACAACAGTGTTTGTTGGTACATAATGTTTCATTACTGGAATAGAAGATTTTGAAAACTTGGCATAAAGACGCAAAAATGGTTGACCGCGTATTTGCTGATATATGCTATTTTTCAAAGATGCTCCTGGAACCAATTTTAAAACAGAATCTATAGTTGTTGCAAGTATTACTTTATTGCAAGAATAAGTAGTGCCTTTTTTTGTGTGCACTAAAAACCCACAATAATCTCCAGTTTTTTCAATGTTGATAACATCAGATGATATTTTGATGTTTTCTAATCCAATTTTGTGCGACAAAGTATTAATCAATTCTTTCCAAGGAATACTTAATGCAACCCAATCTTCATAATTATCTTCAAAACCATAGTTATATAAGGTGTCATAGGCATCTTCATTTTCATAATCCGTGTATGCAGAACAAATTAAAAAATTTTCATAGCCTTCTTTCCCCAATAAAGGTAAAGCAAATTTTTTAAATGTTATATGTTGTCTGTCCTTGTTCTTATTATATTCTTTTCGAAGAAATAAAAAGGTTTTTTTGACATTACACTGCGGATGAATTGTAGAAGCATATTGATTCCCAGTTTTAAATTCGTGAAAAGGTACATCGAGTTCATTCAACAAATTTATAAGTAACTTATCTTTTTCTTTACGACCAACACCGGCTCCATTAACTACACTGACTCCGTGAAAATCAAAATTTCCGAGACGCCCTCCAAACCATTTCTTTTTGTACCTCTCTAAAACAAGAATTTTTGCTTGAGGTGATGTTTCTTGAATTTTATAAGCGCTATAAAGACCTGATATTCCACCACCAACAATAATAATATCATAATTGTGGACTTTCATCATTGATATAAATATAATAATATTTTTATATTAATGAACCTTGCGCGTTTTTGTTCCAATAGAAATGCCTTTTCTCGAGTTTTTTGTCATTCGAATTTTTCTCCCTTTTTTGCATTTAAAAGTGCCGCGTTTTAAACCCTTGGTTTTAAATACAGAACGCGTGCAAATACCAATCGACCTTGGTTCCTTTTTTGGGTCCAAGGGTCCTAATTTTTTGATGCAACCACATAATTTCAAAGCCATTATATTTTCCGCTTTCATTTTTAATAAGCGTTTGCTTCTAGGAATCGGTTCTCCATAATATTCTAATATTTTTTTATAATCTGAATCGGTTAAACTATAAGGCATTATATTTTATATAATGCGTTATTTTTATTTTATTATTGTTTTCAAATTTGCAGTCTAAATATTTTTATTTTGCATTTTTTAAATATAATAATAAACTAGTTATGCGTGACGGCAATAAAATAGTAGTTTTTGATTTAGATGAAACACTCGGATATTTTACTCAATTATGTTTAATTTGGGAATCCTTGTGCAGTTTCTTGAAAGAAAAAGATGCAATCACAGAAATGAATCAAGAACTTTTCAATAAACTGCTAGATTTATTTCCAGAATATATACGACCAAATATAGATTTGATATTAGAATACTTAAAAGATAAAAAGATGGCAAATAAATGTAAAAATGTAATGATTTACACTAACAATCAAAGACAAAAAAATTGGGTGTTTCTTATTAAAAAATATTTTGAAATGAAGCTACAATACGAGTTATTTGACCAAATAATATGCGCATTCAAAGTAAATGGAAAACAAGTTGAATTGTGTAGGTCAACACATAATAAAACGCATAAAGATTTTATTAAATGTTCAAAAATACCAGCAAATACTCAAATATGTTTTATAGATGACACTTATTTTCCTGAAATGCACTCTGAAGAAGTATATTATATAAAAATAAAACCATACATTTATTGTTTAAACCCCGAAATAATTGCGAATCGTTTAAAAAAATCAGACATAATTGATAAAATAGCAAGATTAGAATTTATAAGTTTTTTAAATGACAAATTAACAGAAAATAATAATTTGAAGTCGAAATCAATGAAAGAGTTTGAAATAGACAAAATAATAACCAAAGAAATAATGAATCACATCGATGTATTTTTCAATAGCCAACAAAAATATCCATCAGCGCATTTTAATAACATTCATAAAACTAAAAAAAGAAAGGTATGCAAAAACAAAACTAGAAAGGAAAGAGGGTTATAAATTCTATTTTTCAATCTATTTTTTACTCTTAAAAAAGTTTCTATACACAATATAACAAACATAAACCACGAGCAATATAATTAAACTATAGTTAACTGATTTCCTTATTAACTGAGGTACATTATTTGCAGTAGATTTAACATAATCCGTCAATATATTATAAACTGCTGTACTTGTAAATAAAAACAATCCTGCACTAAATGCAATCTTTCTGTCAAGCTCATTAAATTCAATTTTTCTGAACATATTAAATCTCCATAACAAGAATAAGCTAATATATATTTTTACATAGTAATCAAAGTCATCTAAATATGTTGGTGCCGTTTTTGTTATTCCTATAGCGCTTAGAATATATACCAAATATGTTGAAATAATAAAAATAGTAAACGCATTGTTTTGATATGAAGTTAGCTTATCCATATATATTCATCTGATAAAAATTATTACGCATCAAGTGGTTCCTCAATTGTTTCTCTTCGTGGAACTTCCTTATAAATATTTAATGTTCGAGCGCTGGCATCAGACGCATCCACATATTTTGGCATCCAAAAGTATGGCACAATATGACTCATATTAGGATAATATTCCTCAAACAATTTTCTATAATACATTTTCTCCTCCGTGTCAGGAGTGTTATGAACCAACCTCTTCAGATTGCTCAACTTTTCTTTACTTTCAAACTGAAATTCAAGATTTACATACTCCTGAATAATCTTATATAATGACCTTGTACTTTTGCTGACACCATCACTAAACGCCTCCTTTGTCCTCCAAAGAATCTGGTCTGGCAACAATGGCTTGTTCTCTCTATTCAAAAATCTATCCTTAGAAAAAGCGTTTCGAATAAGATATTTCTCACATTTATTCTGTCCCTTGTGATAACGCAATGAAGGATGCAAACTCAAATAATATTGAGCAAATGACCTATCCAAAAATGGAGTTCTCGGCTCCAAACCATTACTAGATATACTCTTATCTGAACGCAATACATCATACATATGAATATCGCTCAATAAACGCCGAGTTTCTCGGTCAAACTCAATTGCATCTGGTGCAGAATGCATATACAAATATCCTCCGCATAACTCATCTGCACCATCGCCATTAAAAATTACTTTGGCTTGACTATTATTTGCAATATATTTTGAAACTAAATAATTTCCGATACTCGCTCTAACGGTTGTAGTGTCATAACTTTCAATGGCTCGAATCACCTCAGGAATTGCGTCATAAAACTGCTCCTCAGTTAACTGAATTGTGGTGTGTTTTGTTCCCAAATAATCTGAAACTATCTTAGCATATTTTAAATCTTCTGAACCCTCTAAGCCTATGCTATATGTTTCAAGCGGTTCAGAAGTAAATTGCTTGTGAAACTCATTCACAAGAGCAGTTACTAAACTGCTATCCAAACCTCCTGAAAGCAAACAAGCAACAGGGCGATCTGTTATCAAGGTTCTCTTTTTAACCGCATTTATAAAATAATATTGAATATTTCCCAAAATAGCATCCATAACTGCAGAATTGCCAAAATCATTGTACATAATCGTGTTGAAACCCGGAGTATGATATATCTTATTTTCAAATTCGGGGGCCCATTCAGGAGAAACCTTAAAAGGCATAGTAAAATAAGTATAAGTTCCAGGCTTAAAATGGTCAATATTATGACTATAAATCAAGTCGCTGTTATAAAATTCATTCAACACTTTAACTTCAGAAGCAAAAGCAAAAATAGTTTCGCCTTTTTTTAATAGAAAATTTTCCGAGTTTCCACCCCGCGAATTCTGTTTAGGAATTACTTGATACAAAGGCCTCACTCCATACGGGTCGCGGGCCACATATACTTTTGATAAAGGTTGATTCGCATTGGAATCCGTCAAAACAAATGCAAATACTCCGTCTAACATTTGCAGAGTCTGCTCCATACCATATTTATTATACAAGTGAATAATTACTTCACAGTCAGAATCAGTTGTTGGCTCTACATTTAATAGTTGATAAAGTTCTTTATAATTATAAATTTCTCCATTGCAAATTAATGCGACATCTTTAATAACAATGGGCTGATTTGATTCATCGTTTACTCCATTAATTGCAAGACGATGAAATCCATAAGTGCATTTTAAACACATATTTTGCAATTTAGAATTCTCTGGACCTCGAAATCGACCCTTTTTAAACTGCTCCTCAATAAATTTTTTCTGAAAAACATTGTCGTTATTAAGAATACAAAATATTCCACACATTATTAATAATTTGTAAGAAACCTTTATGTGTTTTTCTTTGTTTATATTTTTATAAACAATGAAAACGAGGCATATAGACGAAATAAATAATATTTAAGTATATTAATGGCAACCGAACCTCAAATGTTAAGTGATAGTTATTACAAACACGAATGTAATTCAGATGTACAAAAAGCAACAAACCACAGAATTTATGATAGAAATATTCCTTCGCAATTCCTGCAACCTTATTTAAGTGTGCGACCCGTTATGACGAAATATTCAATTATGCCAATTGTTGACCCAAGAGCACCCATTAATGTTCATATGGTTCAAATGCCTGTATATAATTCAGAAAAAGTATTTAATCCCGGAAACACACAATCTCCTTGGTCGGGGTTTGCAGCAGCAATTAATACAGAATCTGAATTAAGAAATCAGATTTATGCTTTACAATCTTGTAGTCAAGCAGTTTATGTGCCAAATAGCACAAGCGATTTATATCAATATAGTTTTGCTCCCGAGAAAGCCGGAAAACATTTGCAACCGTTTCAAGGATTATTTCAAGAGGAGCACTTCAATAGCTTTAATCCGAATACAGAGAATGTTGGAAACGGTCTATTTAATAATTATACTAGACAACAACTGAGAGATTTGACAGGAAAATCCAAGGACCCTTGTTCAAATAAATAACTTCTTCGTAATCTTGTATATTATTCGATAATAGATAATAATATACAATATAAAATAGTGATGGACAATGTTTCAGAATTAACATTAGAATACTTAATGAATAAAGAGCAATATGAAAAGTATTTAGTTCAGAAAAATCCGAAGACCAAGTTAAATAATAAAAAAGACAAGAAGTTTTACAGAAGACGAATATTTGATTTAACAAAGCAATTAATAAATAATGAGACACCAGAAAATTTAATGCCGGATGTTAAAAATGCTTTTGATAATTTTGTAAATGCGTGTATTAATTATTATAAAATTTTGGATAAGACTGATATTATACAGGAGGATTATACTAGTTTAGAAATAGATGTTAAAAAT